CGCCGGGTTTCCGGCGGGGGCTGTTGGTGAGGCGCTCAGCAGAGGCAATCGATCACTTCATCGATGCGGAGAACGCCAAGGTCTCGTTCCTCGGCGGCGGCCCGGCTCGGGCAACCGCGGCTGAGTGCGCTCTCGATGGTCCGCTCGCGCAGGCCCACGAGGCGGCCGACGATGACGGCCCGATCGGCG